ACCTTGGGCACTATCCTTCATGTGGGAGAACACATATATGCCATGCACGAACATGGTGAACAGACCATTGGGATGGTGCTGCACCCCATCTTCTGATCAAGCTGTAGTCATAGATGTTACTTACAACCGGGTCGGACTACCAGCCTTATTGGACAACAATTTCAGATCAGTGCTGGCAACAATCCAGACTATCTACACCACGGTCTTCAAACAAGGGTGGAAACTAATCGGGCATGACGCCTTGCCGCTGGTAATGGCAACGCCCCGTGTACATGGAGGGGGGTGGATTGCTGAAGTCGGATCAATACCCCTACCAGCACATTCAAAAGAGCTTATCCCTTACTATTCAGATAACGCTAAAGACATCTACTCCTATGACTGGCAGGAGAAGATTTCCCCGTATGTCGACGAACGCGTGATATACAACATAATGCTCACAATGCTTACCCGCACTATCACTGACTTTGGGTACTACGATGACGGGGGGCACATCCAGCAGCTAAACCTCTGGCCCGTTACTATAACAGACGTGCACGATAATTCGGCTACTGGGATTAAAGGCCGTCTCAGCCCGTGCTTTGCCAGAATCTACAGTAGTAGACCTATCATGTGGTTCATGACTACCGATAAGATACGATTTATGGCAAACACAGACCGTCCTTACTTGGGATTCGATTATAGTGGGATGATACAGGCCCAAATGCCGTCAATCTACTCCCAAGATACGAGTGCCAAGGTGAAAAACTTAAAGGCGAGATTCATGAATAACACTGGCATCCCCGTGAAAAGAGCCCGAGAGTCGGGAGACCCAGAGTCAGGTGAACCGGGAGCCAAAAAACCCTCTATTGAGTCAAAAAACGAGATGCACTCGGGAGCAGAGACCCGGGTACCGACGACCCTGATCTAAAGCGACGTTTCGCTTTTTATACGACATTCCAGTCGAATTGGGGTGCCAATGACCCAAACGTGCACTGGGCGAATATCAATAAACAAGACTACATACTACCTGATAACGTTGCACATTTCTACAACTGTCTATACTATGGCCACAAACCACAGTACTCTCTGCTAGACACACTCGCCCCTGGCCTATTGCCTGGGCCACTCGTCGGAATTACGTACGCCGAGGCCAAACGTAGGACACTCAAGCAAATCGAGATCTCTGAACGTGAGCCCTGGCCGTTCTCACTCTACCCTAAGGCTACTACGTACCGGTGGATTTCGACGCACGTGCCAGCCAGGTCCGAGATCACGCAAAGACTCCACATAACAACTCTCGCCACTGTCATTGATCTGGTAGAACGACGGTTCGGACTCACGGAAACGTATACACTGTTAAATTTATGTTCCGGAATGGATTACTCGTGGACGTCCTGCTTACTCTTGTACTTCGCAGCACACCCGTGGCCTCACATACTGTTCAGCCTCTTCAAAGATTACAGTGTCTTCTCGTTGCCACTACAAAAATTCATAGTACGCTGTGCTTCAATATCAGCAGCTGTCAACGCATACCCTGAGATTATACTCCCGCATCACGGACTGCCTATTGGAGATGCGATCGACTACTTTGAAGTATTTAAGAGTACGGAGTCACTGGTCGGTTTTATCATGGAAGAGTCGGAAGAAATTAATGTGTACGCTGATGCTAAGGAGCTTGCTGACGATCCTTTTCCTAAGTACAAACTCTCAAACACCGGCATGGGGTGGTTTCCGTCACAAGAAGAATATCTGACCCATTACACCGAGGGATATAGGTCACTATTCACTACAAAACGCCCAGTGCATCCGGAGGCAACCGGACTTACGGACTATCTCGACGACTTCACCCGGTACGGGACTAACGGGATGACATCCAAGGACAAGATCTCCCGGAGTGATGGAACGAAAATACGGTTTACAAAGAGTTTCCTGACCGAGAAGTACTCGGTATCAGAAATCGTAGCCGGCCTTAACTCATGGACGGTGATGTATTGCACTGCACTCAAGAAACCGGAACATGCAAAAGTACGGATGGCTATGACAGCATCACCACTATCCTACTTCATCGAGAGCTGGCTATACGAATGTACAGTACCTCACTTATACGCATCAAAGTACTCGTCACTAGGTGAAACCCCATACGAGAGAGTAGCCAGACTAGGTGACACGATGCTCGAGTTACAGAACGACACTCCAACTATGCCGTTTGATTTCCAAGCCTTTGACCATCAGCCAACGTTAGCCGAAATAGACGTGCAATATCGTGTAAACCAGGACTACTCCCTAAGCTCAGTACAGTACGAAGGCTGGGACAGGGTGATTGTCGCACGCCATAACGCTATCCTAGAAGTACCGCCCGACAGACTAAACCCACTCCAGAAATTCAGCCTCGAGAAGGGGGGAATACTTTCCGGTATCAGAGGAACCTCTGCGAATGGGCTCGGGCATAACGCCGGTGCTAATGGGGTTGTGGAAGCTGTGATACGTAGTGATCTACAACTGCCATTACAGACGCGGACGTACTGGGCGCAAGGGGATGATATGTTGAAAAGTTTCTACTCCCTACCAGCGGCTCTGTTAGATAGGTTGATACGTAGAGCAATAGGGTGTGAGGGCGCAGATAATAAATTCTACATCGCCACAAAGAGAGGCGACTTCCTGCGAACGGGAATCCGGGGACACCACTGCATCGGGATACTGGCCCGGAGCATCGTCGGCGGTGTGATGCGCAAACCCACCTCAATGCCACCAACCAGCATGGCAGAAGAGATCTCCGCACGCCTGACCAGTGCTAGTAACATCTACCGTAGGTCACTCGGCCCGATACTAGTGCAGAAGCCGATCCTCTTAGACCTAATAGAGCATGCAGTACTGAGAACTGCAAAGATAGGATCTCTAGGGTTGCGTGCCCAGGATGTGGCCCGCATACCCACGCTTAACGATGGACTGGGTCTGCTACCACCGCGCAAAGTGGACTATAGCAGATATTTGAAAGTGGGCATCTTGGACTACAAGAAGCCAACCTATTCTGTCTCTGATTACGACGTACAGTATTATCGGAGTAAAGTGCTAGCTTCGCGGTGGTCCTTACGTCTGAGCACACCAGTAGACTGGAAACTGCTTGCTTCCGAGTCACTGAGTGCGCTCTTAGATTATGACACCCTAGCCGACAGGCGGAGAGACTATAAGGATAGGCTGGTCTCATACTCGGAGACAACAACACCTGCGCTAGACCCAAACACCGCTTGGAAGATCCGCTTTGCATTGAAGCGCAACGGCTACCGGAGTACATTGTACGCCCTAGAGTCAATCAAACTGGATGCCCAAGACAGATCGTCACTTACCATGTGGATGTCTATAGTGGCGGCTTCCCGACCACCACGTCTACAGGGCAAGGATGCAGTTGAGACACTGCTCCTTGTCAACAAACTACATCTAACCGGAGACGCCCGAAAGAGTGCCCTCCTCTCAGCGCTGTCTCCAGAAGATTACATATTATACAGCGACCTGAGAGACAGGTTTGGGTGGAGGAATGCTACCGCGGTTCTGGTCGGGCAGCTCACAGCCGACCCATACGTGCAGAGAGGCATGCCGCCGAGCCTGATACCCTTATTCGTAGACATGTATGTCTCGCAATCGTGGGCGATCATCAGGAGGTATAGCAGCAAGGACCTTAGGAACAGGAGTCTGATCTGGGAAACGGTAACAGAAGTAGCATTACGAGTGGCACGTCATTTGAACGGCTGTCCAATCTGGTCACAATTCATACTTGAATAAAACTATTGTCGCCTTGTCAAGTCATTATTCCGTCAACCTCCTGTCATTGTTTCGAGTAAGACGATGTGCGGCCTTAAGAGACCTCGTGTGAGG